ATTCCAGCACCACTAAAGGAAGGCCATTGTCCACTCCAAGTATTGAAGTTAGTAACCTTCACAAACACCCTATTAAGATGAGTTGTACCTATTCCAACACCCGTGGTTCCGACTCCAGTAGGAGCTTGAACTATTTCAAAATTGTTAACTTCATAAACGTTATTTAGGAACTGAGTTCCTACTCCAATAACAGCACCACCTGTGTCCACAGAATTTATTGATGTGGTTGCACTACCAACTGTAGAGTTGTTAACAACGAAGAAGTCACCTGTAGATATTCCACTAATAGTAACTGCAGTTCCAGCAATACTAGAATCCCTTAAATCTGATGTGAGAGGAATATGTAAATCAAATATCAACTGATAATTAGTTGAACCAGCTCCTATTGTTGTGGTTCCAAATCCAACAATAATACCAGAATCACCTTGATAGTAATCTACCTTATTTTCCTCTTCAGTTATCGTTGGAGGACTTATGAGAACTGCTGGTGGATTGGATGATGTATATCCAGCACCAACACTTGTGATTGCAATACCAGTTATAGTGCCAGCAGCACCAATTATAGGGGATCCAAAAGCAGTTGTAGATGTTGAACCAATACCCACTTCCTTTCCACCTAATGATGTTGTAGCAAAACTAACTGTAGCAGTACTATAACCAACACCACCTGTTGAAATAGCAACAGAAGAAATTGTTCCAAGACCAGATACTATTGCAGTACCAGCAGCACCAATCCTATCCTCTTGAGAATCAAACTTAACTTTCTTTTGGAAAGTAAAATCACTACCTACTAGTAATTCGGGAAGTTGATTAACTTCATCCTGTGGGTCAAAGTATGGTCTTGCATTTTGAACATAGATGACTGTTGATCCTATTCCAACAGATTTGATAATAGGTGAATAAGGATTGATAACAGGTTCATAGATTTCTCTATCTTTACCTACACCTTTTTCATTAATAATCTTATCTTCAGTTTGTCTACACCAATTAATTGGTCTTTCCATACTAGAATCAGGAGTATTTCCTGGACCATAATATGGTGGAGTAGAAATACGATTTGTAGAATCAACACTAATAGGAACTCTAGCAGTTTCTTGTAACCAAGTATCTTGAGTTTGTAAACGTCCAATTGTTAAATCATCACCTGGTTTTACAGTTTCTATGACTTTTCTTTCAACAACATCCTGACCACCAGTTCCTTTATAGAAAACAATTTCTATTGTATCACCAATTTTAGGTGCTTCAGTAAATGTAATTATACTACCACCCCTAAACACATATCCTTTACCAGGAACTTGAGGAATGTTATTAACAAATACTAATAGGAGATCTTGAACGTCAATTTTTGATCCTTTCTTAGCAACAATTGAAGTTGATGTATTGTTGGTTGTTAGAGGGAAATCTACTCTACTTCCATCAATATATCTTTCAATATTATCAAGAACTTCTAATTGACCAACAGACCATGCAGTAAACTCATCACTAAAGACTTTTTCAATATCAATTATAAACTCTGTGAAAGTTTTACTTGGATCAGTTGGAATACCTGTAGTTCCACCAATAGGAAGAGTTAGTTTCTCAAGGTTACCATATCCACTACCAGTATTTTGAATAGTGAAATTAATAATACTAGAACCTTGTCCAACAACCACATCTATTGTAGCATCTGTTCCAATTCCAGCAGATGTATCACTATACTCTAATGGAATATTACTATATGATAATGGATCATCAAAGACAACCTTAGAATATCCATTTACTACTCCACCTCTCGCATAGATATGGTTTCTAGTAGATATTCCAGTTTGAGTTTCAAATGTCTTACTATCAATAACACGTAAAACCTCACTTCCATTTGCTGCAACATCAAACTTACTTGCAGAATTATTATTCAATCTAGGAGCTATGATAGCAGATTGGACAGAACCAAATCCAACATAGTGACTTAGAACTGTAGATATACCAACATTAACTTCAAATTGAGTAGTGCTGTTAACCGCAGTAACATTAGTTCCTGTATAGTAAGGATCTGGTTTTCTTGGATACTTATGAACAGAAGCATAATTATCTTTAGAACATCTAAATGATAAGGATTCTGTGGAAAGTTTTATACTAGTTCCAGTTGTTAAACCATGTAAAGAACCATCACTACCAAGTGTCATCGTTAGAATTCCAGATGATGCACTGTATACAGCAGTAGAAATATTATAATTTACAATTGTCGATACACCTACGTTAATAGAGAATGTATCTGTAGTAGCAGCAGTAATTGCTGTGCTTCCATATCCAACAATAGGATCAGTTGCACGAGGGTATGAATGTAATGATGAGTAGTCATCCATAGAACATCTAAAGACTAAACTACTCTGAGCAACAGAAACATAGTTTGAAGTAGTGAGTCCATGTGATGCAAGTGTAAATGTAACTATACCACTTGGACCATCATAAGTAGCATTTGTAGGAGTATAACCTAATCCCGAAGAAACATCACTAATAGCACCACCAGCAATACTTACAAATCTATGGTCATAGTCTCCACCACTAATTACAGCATTATCTGTAGCACTTACAAACTGATGAATAGATTGATCACTAACAGCAGAGTATCCAACATCGATTGTTACTGTGGTATTAGATGTACCAACAATAGAAATTGAAGTATTGTATGCTCTATCTTCACCTCGTGGATAGTAATGAATATTTGCTCCAGAATCCAAAGCACATGTGAAACCTAATCCACTAAAGATTACAACACTCTTTTGACCAGTCGTTGAGAATCCATGAGCACCAACTGTAGTAACTGTCATGATACCAGTTGCTGTTCCATAACCTACGGTAGCAATTCCAAGAGCAGGAGAGTAATCACAAGTAAATGCAATACCTGATAATACTACCTCATCTCCTGATGATAATCCATGATTGGTTTGTGTAGTAATTGTAGAAACACCAGTTACAGAACTGTATCCAACATTTGCTACTTTTCTAGGTGAATAGAATACGTGATTAACATTAGTAACAGCAACACCTGTAATACTACCAGTTGTTATTTGTGCTGTACCAATTCCTATCACATTTGTACCAGGACGGCTAAGAGTTTGTATACCAACATTAACAGTTTGAATACCTGCTCTATAACCAGAACCAGTATTACCAATACTAATAGATTTGATTGTACCACCAGCAGCAACGGTGACCGTTCCACCTGCAGCAACTAAAGGTTGATAACCAAATCCTTCACTAGAACCAACAGAAACTATTATTCCACCTTTAGGTAAAGTTCCTACATTTGCATCAGTAGTAGAACTTCCAGTTCCTGTGAAGGAAATTGTTGTAACACCAACAGTAGCATCTTCTATTATAGAATACTCGTTAGTAATACCTTGCCCATCTATGTTAGGAGTTTGGAAAATATCATTAATAAGAACTATAGCATTATCAGTAACAATTCCTGAAACATTAGACCCACCTGATTTCAATATAAAGTCTGATGCTTGTCCTGTAAATTCAGCAGAAATACTATCAAAAATATAGTTTCTCCAATATGGCTCATTTGCTGTATCTGGAACACCAGTACGCATAAATGTTCTTCCTTCAAAACTAGATCCAGTTGCAATCCCTACCCAATCTCTTGAATCTGGTGGATTAGTAGAAGTACTTAAAGGAACATTACCATAAGGTGCTTCTACAAAGTTTATCGTATTATCGACAATATTATAATTACCATCAACTTTAGTAATTAAAGTTCCTGTACCATATCCTGCTAAAGCAGTTCCTGCCCAAGGTCTCTTAACCTTAATAAGGTTATCATTTCCAGATTGACCAATAACATCAATTCTTAATATTTCATTACCAATCTTAACCAAGTCACCACCATAGAATGATGTAATTCCAGCAAATTCAATATTATCATCAGTAGTAAATACTTGACCTGCTGTATGTGTAGTTACGGCAGTCGAAACAATAGGTGACTGGAGAATATTGTCTATTGATATTAATGCCTTTTTATTCTGATTAACAGCATTAAAACAGTGAGAAGTTCCAATACCTACACTTGTAAGATCAACCACCTCTGGGACGGTCTGAAGTGCCTTAGAGACAGTCTCTGCAAGTTTAATGGTCTCATCATCAACTTTAACAGCAAATACTTTATTTGGTAATAAAGTTGTTGTACCAACTCCAACAAATCCATTAGTGCTGGCAACTCCAATTGACATCGTAACACCTGAACCAGGATTAGTGTAAACTAATTCTTCACCAGTAACAAAGAAATGGTTTGGTAAGTTAATAGTGTTATTAGTAACATCCACTACGGCACTATTACTACCATCAAATGGTTTTCTAAAGATAGGATCAGTTTTATGTTCTAACCCAAATTCTCTTAATACAGCATTTTCAGTTCCAGTATAATCACCAAAATTACTTTCAATAGCACCATTATTAAAGTCCATCGTATCTTTAGTATCATCCTGTATTCTTATAGCATTCATATACACATTAACTTGTGCATTAATACTTGCTACTGGAGTAAAGAGTAAAGAAACAGTTCCTGCAGAAGATACTTTTGAACCAAAAGTTCCTAATCCAGTTGGAGAAACTCCAGATGAAACATTAGCAAAATCTACATCATATGTTTCTGTAGTAGAACCATCAACATAATCAGTAACAACAGCAAATTCAAACATAGAATATACTTGATTTGTTGCATCAGTAACCTGAATTGTTCCATAAGCAGCTTCATAATCTGAAGTATATTCACCAACAGTATTAATTCCAGGTGAAGATGAAGATTCTATTTCAGTTGTTCTATTTTCCAATCTTGCATGTTTAAGATCAACTGTTCCAATACCTGTATAAGCAGAATCTGCCATACCGACAAGAATAGTATTAATAACACCAGTTGTTCCTATACCAACACTAGCATTAGCAATAAAATCAACTTTGAGTTCTGTT